CTAAACCTCTATCTCTACAAACGCCAAATCTGGTGCTGTCCCTAGCACCCTGCCGTCTTGGACATAGATATGATCGCCAACGCTGCCTGAACCTATTACTCGTTGAGTATGGTTGCTGGCAGTGCTGGCGGTGACGGTGCCATCGGTGTTAACGGCGTTAATCGTCATGATGGTACGCGGGGCGCTTAGGCTTTGTTGTAACTGCTTTAACATTACGATTCCTTATGCTGGTTTTGATACAACAGCTTATGCAACGTGACGAACGACGGTGATGGTTTGCTCTACATCGATGTCGCCAGTGTCGCTAATTGATGCATTGATCGTCACCGAATCGCACGTACCTTTGAACACATCAACACCTTCACGAATACCAATCAACATACCAGGTGTTGCAGGTGGTAAATCGGCCATAATCGGCAAGCTCATATTGATGTTAAGCTTATTGCCCGTGTCGGCCAGTGCGTTGGTACCGGCTGTTCGTGCTGCTTGGTTATCAACAATCAATTGAGCGCTGATGTCATCGGCGGCGATATTGCCTGCAGTGCCAGCACGTTTTACTTTTGCGCTAATACCCTGCTGCTCACCCCGAAGCCAAACCACATTGCACTCGGTACCGATTTCTTTTGATTCGCTGTAACTTGTGATCACCGCATCGTGCACGGTTAAGTCTGGTGTTACACCATCCATTAACCACGGCACGGTTGGCCAACGTGGTACCACGGCTAATGCTTTGGTTTCATCATTAGATAACAACATGCAACCCAATTGAGCAACGGCTTCTTGCACTGCATCGATGGGTGATTTATTGCCAACACTGAACGCACCTACAGGTACGTTAAAATCAACGATGCCATTAAGCGCAATAGTCCAACCTGTGAATTGCAGCATGTCATTAAGCAAACCAGCAAAACTGCGTGATGTTGCGTTGGTATAACTAATAGGCAATACGTATGGAGTAGCAAGTTCGGCGCTGCGGCTGCGGCCCGTTCCGCGATACGTTTCATTGCCAAACACTTTGCTTACACTGGTTTGTTCTACCAAGGTAAAGAACTCATAGCCGTTTATACCGACTTTAAGCAATTGGTTTTCAGCACGGCTGGCATCGATTCTGCTTGAAAAATCGATACTCACCGAACTGGCCCATTGGCCACGGCTGCGGCTGATACTGATATTACTGATAACAATCGGTACGTCGTCAGACACACGCACACACGTAATGGTTGGCTGCATTAAATAATACCTGAGCAGTTGAGGTTCAATGGGGGTTTCAAAATCAAGACTGGGTAAGCTTGGGTTGGCATCGATTAGCCCACCGCCATCGTCAAAATAACAATAGTTAGCAGATGCCGTAAAACGTAACAGCAAAGGGCTGGCTGAACTGGCCCAAGGCTCACTGAAGCGTATCGAGATTTTGCCGGTTGGTGGTCGATAACGAGTTGAGCAAATCCAACTGGCGGTATGCGGGCCCCAAGCAATGCTAGGTTGAGTAACACGAATGTGACCATAGTAATAAGTCACGTTAATCAAATTACTGCATTCGTTACCGTCAGCCCAATCTATTGTCGATTCAATAGCGAGTAAGTTAGTCGTTGTTTGCCAGTTCATCAGCCATTGGGTTTGCTGTTGAGTCGGTACCAACCAATTTAATTCACATTGTTGTTCAACGCTGTCAGCCACAAACCATTGCCACGCATTTATTACGGTTAATAACGGGTTTGCAGCATATTCAATTAAGTAGGTTTGCTGAGTAAGTGGTTTGTATTGCCAATTAATAATGGTCACGCTATCAATAGCAAAATGAGTAAACCAAGCCGCGGTTGTTTCACTCTGCCTTGGTTCGCAATAACTAACTAATTGCAATTGGTGATCAGCACGCACAGGTGGTTGCCAGGTGACGCCTAAATTAATACCCAACGATGGTGCCTTGATTGGTGGCAGCGGCACTACTTCACCACCAAAACGTATCGTTACTGGTGATGTGGCATTTAACCATGGTTGACCAAAGCGTAATTGGATCATATTAATTAAATCCTTAGCACAGCATTCACGTCGAGAATTTCAGCACTGACACCATCAATAAATTGACAGTTATGTACTTCATCATCGTCGATTATTCCCACTATTACTTTTTTAATGCTGCCGTAATCAAGCGGTAAAATCACACTAAAGTTAGAGGACACAGCTGTTATGTTATGCATTGGTTGTAAAGTTACTCTGTCCAATACAGCAACTCTCTCGGCTTCAACGTCTACATCTAAAGTCAATATAGCCTGCAATACCGCCTGAGATTTTATGTATTTATGCGATATTAAAACAAAATTATTCATACCAGTTCCCCGAAATTCTTATCCAGAAGATTGGTACTTTATTCCCCACTATTGCTTCGTATTGTTCGCCATCAAAAGTGCGAACAATAGGATATGTCAATTGTTGGCAACCTGCGTGCTGTAACTCATACAGCCCCGCAATTTTACCTCGGCACAGGTTGAATGATGGACTACCATTGCCGCCGATGCCACACAGTAAAGGTGTGGTCAATATGGCGGGAACATTCACCACATCAATATCTCCGCCATCAGTAGTTGTTGTTTTACTAGTGAATATATAACTATATTCTACTTTGCCAGCTGAACCGTCCGACGATAAATGTGTCATATAGATTTTATCAGTGTTACCTAGAAATGCTGTAGTTGTTACTGACGTCGAATCACCTGTTGTACTAATACCTGACAATATACCGAATGGAGCATTATCATTTGGTGTAAATGATTCGATATCACCTATGAAAGCATTCATCAAGAAGTACGTTTGTAAAGTATCAAGCGCACCTGAAGTTGCGTTAACAGTGATCATCCAAAACCCACGACTGGTGCCTATAATTGTCCAACCAAGTACACCAGCAGAACTATTATATGTCCGATACCTACGCGATTGAACTTTATCAACATATGTATTAATGTCAGTCATTGACTTTGCAATTGTTATGTCAAAGTTACCTTGTGACGCACCACCTGTTAAATCTTCAATTGTGAAAAAACAACCCGACCCACCATCAATTACGCTGTTTTTAAACGCTGACGTAGTTTCATTAGAAAACTCTAACGTCCAACCGAGTGGTTGCTTAGCCCCGTAACCATCAACTAAGCATGCCTTTAATATTGCTATCCAATCGGCAGGTATTGTAGGGCGTCCCACAGGTGCGCCCACATCTGTATGCCGATAAACCGTTACTGGTAATCCCATAAAACTAACCTCTTACTTTAATTTAATTATTTATGCTTCATTACCACGGAATGCCAGCACGGCTTTGTCGGTGTTGATTTGGCTGTGGCCCGCTTGCACGGTGCGAATTGGCATAACGGGTTTAGCGCTGGCCACGGTAGCAAAGCGAATGGCTTCGCCCGGGTTCCAACCGGCACCGAACGCACCAGAGCGAATCACAAAATAAGGTTGATTGGTTAGCGAGTTAATCGGGGCAAAGTCGTTTACCGTATCACCCGTGGCAATTTGGCCAATACGTTTACCTATACAACGGAACGCTGTGGTCGAGGTAAACACTAAGGCCCAATCTTCATTCACTGCTGCAGCGTTGGTCACTTCAATCGGGTAATCAACCGTGTTTAACGTGCCTTGGGCGGCTTCACCGTCTAGGTCCCAATTGTTAGCCCAGCTGGTCATGTCGCGCACCTTGCCTACTCGGGCTTGCAAGTCACCGAGTATTTGCACACTGGCCACACTTGAACCAATGGGGTATTCACGCGACAACGCCGCTGAAATAGTGACTGTGTTGGTGTTCACTGCAGTCACTAATGCCAACTCGCTAATGGTGTCACTTAAAATAAATGGTGCAGTAAAGCCGCTAAAGTCACTGTTTAAGGTAACGGTGCCGGCGGCATTATCAACCGTAAAATGGTCACTGGTTGCGGTCCACAAACTGGCGCCCGTTGCGTCGGTAATATCAACAAAGTTGCTGCCAGTGCGAATCGTAACTACTGTGCCATTGCTTGGGCTAACGACGTTTTGATAGTCAGTGTGCGACACGGCAATCGTACCCCAAGCACGGTAAATATCGACAATACCTGCATTGGGGATCCGCAGTGGGTTTAGGCCATAAATATCAGCAGGCGGTAAGTTACGCACCTGCTCGGTAATGTCATACCGCAAGGTGCTTAACTTAACGTCTTGAGTAAACGACAACTGCACCAGGTTATTGACAATACTTCCGCTAATGCCTGTGCCTGTTACCGTGCCGTTGCTGTCACAGCTGGCGCTGATTAATACATCGCCCACGGTAAACACTTGCACATAAAAGGTATCTAACAATGCATCGCTTGCATTCAATACGAACGTAGCCACATTGGCAGATTCTGGCGCTATCACTAAACCCACATAAGCTAAGTTGATCATGCCAGTCTCTAACGTGATACTGCCAGTTTGGTAATCGACAATGGCGACACGCTTTTCTACTCTAACAACGAATCCGGCAACATTTGACGCCACAATAATATATAAAGCACCATCACGTTCAACAAATTGATACTTGCTGCTTTGATAATAAACAGTACCTGTTAACGTATTTGGTACCAATTCGCGATCTACAGGGAACTCATCGGCATTGTCATAGTTTTGATACGACGCACCTGATATATATTGCAAAGACACTGGGGTATTGAGATCAGGCTTGCGCGATAAGGTCACACTTACTGTGTCACTACTTACAACCACAATGGCATCGTCACTGCCATATTGAATGCCGCCCGATGTGTAACTGGTGATTGGGGTGTAATCTATTGCCGTGTTATCGCCTTGCAACACATCGACCAGCGCGAACTGATAGCTTTGCGCCGTTGTCGCATTTTGGGTAACGGTTTTACGGACTATGTCACCGTCGCTAATGGCCTGCCCCGTTTTAACTTGTTCGCTCAACACCACTGGCAACAAGTTTTGTTGTACTGCGGCAACGGCTAGATTCTTGTTGCTACTCGCGGCAGTTAACTTACTCACGCCGTGAAACGTTAACGGGCTGGCTTCGTTGGTTAATCGCAGTTTAGTGCAGTTAGATGTTGAATTAATCGTAACGTTATATTCAGGTGTCGCAAAATCGATTGGTGGGTCAAATACAATATTGCCTTCACTGTTACCTGGTGCATTAGTATCGGTCACCATGCAGTAATGTATCTTGCGCGGCCAGTCGGCATCTTCAACGCCTGGGTACTCAACAGCAATCGCAATCACTTGGCCAACACGCAAACTGGTAGTTTTGCGATATTCTTTGCCGTCAAAGATGTATGTTGACTGTAAATACTCGCGGCTAAAGCTGTTTTGATTAGGTAAGAAGCCTGGTGCGCCTTGACGGATTAATGATCCTGCAGTCACCGACGACTCTAATATTTCTTTCATTTCGACCATGCGGTCTTCGTCATCTAATGCATCGGCCTCAACCAATAACATAGACACGAGCGGGTCGGTGGGTGGCTGACTAATAAACACATGAGCATCAAGCAAGGTGCCTGTGTCTGCGGTGTCTAACGCTGGATAGCATTTAACAATATCGAGTGATGATTGCGCGTGGTCGATATCAGAAATAGCAGTAAACAACTCGTTTAATTTACCCGATTCAACGGCATTGCGGGTGCGCTGACCGCCTGCATCGTCACTGGTACCCAACTGTTCGGGTTTAAATATTTTTAAATCATTACGGGTAATGCTCATGGGCCACCTGTGTTTATCAATAAGCGAGAAAGAGTTACAGCGTTAAAAATCGTAATACCACGTTAGTCAGTAACGGATAACCGCCCAATAGGTCGTCAACATCATCACCCGTGATCACACTGGTCTGCGTGTTATCCCACACCACATTAATGTCGGTGCCATCGTGGTTTATCGTAAATTCGGTAAGTGTATTTGCTGCGTGGGTTTGCAGTTGTTCAAACTCACTGCGAAGCATCCAACCGTTTTTACTGCCAAGCTCTAACGTAATGCCTGCGGGTATGACTGTTTGTTGAATATGCGGGGCACCGTTAAGGGCCCGTTTCATATTGGCCGATACTCGCTGGGTGTTATTGCGGTTAAGCCAGTGCAATGGCTCGGTCAACACAATGGTGTCGATAGTGGTGTTATACATAGCGCCTCTTACTTTTTAATGTGCCTAACGTTGCCAAGCCAAACTAACCACCTACCGATTGGAGGCGCTTAATTTCAGCCACCAACTCATTCACAATGCTGCGCTTGGCTTGCGCATCAAAGGTGCTGTTACCCACTTGCAGCTGCAATACCACAGTGTCGCTGCTGGTTGCGGCGGCAGTTGGGGTCGTGCTTGGCTGGGTTTGAGTGGTCACATTGGTTTGCACCGAACTGGCTGCAGTGGTTTGTTGTTTAGCGGTTGCAGCATCGCTAATGGCTTGCTTTTCGCTGGCGTCTTGCTGGGCTTTTATTTCGGCGGTGCGGTAAGCGTAAACCTTGTTTAGCGTTTTTTCGGCTTCTTTCAATTGAGTGATTAACGACTTGTCGCCCGTTGATTCTGCGGCGGCTAACTGAGCTTTAATATCCGCAAGCTCTTGCTGGTAACGGCGCTTTTCGATTTCATCTTGACGACCTAAGTAACCGTCTAATTCATCTTGCAACGTATCAAGTGTTGATTGAGCACTATCACGCAGCGAGTCCATGCTTGATTTAGCTGAATCAATAGCGCTGCGCAGCACACCCAAGTCTTGATCATTCATCAAGTTCATTGAATTTGCCGCACGTTCGGCGCTATTGATTAAGCCAAGGTTGCCACTTTCAGCCGCATTGAGTGCATCAACCATTTTAAGCAACTCAATGCGCTGGCCGTATTAAGCCTGCTGTGCCTGCTTACCTGCAATTTCGGCTTTACGGGCAAAGTTACTAATGCCGGTAAAGTCTACCGATTTAGCTTGCACATCAAGCAGATCACCAATCTCACCACGTAGATTTTTGTAAACCTGAATGGTTTTTTCTAGCTCACTGCTTGAGTCGGTTAACTGTCGTTGGCCATAAAGTATCGACTTAAAGTAAGCCACAGCACCGGTACTAAGATCTGCAACTTGGGCTGTGATCCCCTGTAAATATGCAGTAAAGAACTCGGCAACGCTCGACAATGTAGTGCCAGCATCTTGAGCGCTTTTCACAATCACGCCCACGGTATTCTGAATACTAATACCAATGTTAGTGCTTGAACTTTCTACCTGCTTTTCAGCTTGTTGGCCGCTTTCACCAATCACGGTTTGTGCTTGCTTTAACTTTTGATATTGAGCAACTAACCCATCAATATTATCGGCTAACCCAAGGTTGGCCGCTTGTTGCTTAAGACTCGATTCAACTTGCTTGTCACCTGCAGCGGCGGCTTTTATCGATGCTTCAGCGTATTTTAAAAATGCCTGTTCCGCGTCATACGTTGACCCAACACCATTTTTAATAGCTTCATTAGTTTGTTCATAAGCTATTTTTGCTTTAGTCGCTAAATCTTGTAAGGATTTAAGAGTTGTAACATTGGCCTTTTCCATTGCAGCTTCATAAGCATCAGTGGCTTTAGTTTGCTCCTCAGTTGACTCGGCTAGCTTATCTTGAGCATCAGCTACTTTATAAGCTGCATCCACTTGTACCTTGGCGCTTTTAGTCGCGGCCTCACCCGCAGCTTTGTAAGCTGTAGATGCGGCGTTTTCAACTTCACCGGTTATCTGTTGCCAAGCGGCGTTAATGTCTTTACTGTCTTGCTCAATTTGTTGCTTGTAGCCGTCAGAAATGGCCTTAACAGCCTCTGACACTTGACGAATAGAAGCGCCAAGCTCATCACCGCCAAGCACTTCAACCATAAATGCATAAGCATCAATGATTTTGGCAAATGATGCTGTGGCCACCAAGGCAATAGACGATAACCCTGCGGTAATGCCGTTCCACACTAACCGTAATGATCCGCTAATCACATTTAATGCCCGAGCAAAGGCGGCAATGTTTTCAAGTGTTGCAGTAATGCTGGCACCACCATCGCGGATCATGGTGGTAAAAAAGTCGCTAATGTCTTGCGCGGCTTGTTTGATTTGGCCGTTTTTATTCAGTTCATCAAACTTATCATTTAACGATTGAATAAAATCAACCGCTACCTGATACGCACCAGAATCAGCAATAATGGTTTTAAACTCGGTCCATTTGTTGGACATCAAGTTTACTTGACCGCTTAAGCGTTCAAGGCTTTTAGATGCTTGGCCATTGGCTTGCTTGCCCATTTCATCAAACAATTGCTTCATGACGTCGCGGCCCAACTCGCCTGCTGCGCTCATTTTCTGCAACTGCGTCACGTTTTTACCGGTGACTTTTTCAAGCAAATCCCAAACAGGTACACCGCGTTCAACTAACTGCAGTATTTCTTCACCCTGTAATTTTTGTTTCGCCCATGCTTGGCCGACAGCCAAAATAATACCTTCGAGCTTTTCTTGGCTGCCGCCTAAACGTGCATTGTAATCAACCATGGCCTGCAAACTGCCATTCATAGGGTCGATACCAAAGGTTTTTAACGAGGCGAAAGATTGTCTGGCAGTATCTAAACGGGTACCTGTGTTATTAGCAAAATCTTTAATCCATTGAGTAGCCTGCTCACCACTGGCAATACTGCCCATCATGGCGGTCATTTGCACACCAAATGCTTTGGCTTCGTCGCCTGCGGTTAGTACCGACTTTAGGCTTTCCCACAGTTTATCGACACCAATATAGGCACCGGCCATTGCAACCAGTGACGCAGTCGCGCTTTTGATGCTGCCACCAAAATCACCGGCATCTTTTTTAGACTCGACCAGTAATTTATTGTGCTTAGCAAGCTTGGTGTTAACGCCACCTAATGCGGCCTCGGCTGCGGCTTGCTGTTGCTTTAAGTCTTTACTGGCATCAGCAAGATTGTCCATGCTGATACCGGCACTTTTTAAACTGGCGGTATTTTTATCGAGTTCGGTTTTGTTTTTGTTTAGACCAGTGGCCAGTTTATTTAATTCACTGCGGGCGGTTTTTACATTTAAGGTGTATTCCGCTTTGGTGCGACTGGCTGCATCTGTTGCGGTAGTCGCTTGGAGCAGTTCGCGACGCTGGGTATCTAATGCTGTGGCTAATTCTTTAGCACTGTTTTTAGCACTGGTTTGCTCGTTGGTTAATTGTTGTAAATCAGTAGTGGCTTTATTGAGGGCCGCAGCTTGCTCTTTACTGGCCGTGGCACCTTGTTGCTGCTCGGTACTGAGTTTTTCAACTTCAACACGGGCTTGTTGTAATTCGGTTTCGTATTTAACTAATGCAGCTTGGGCTTGGTTATATTCCTGCTCTAATTCGTTGGTAGTGCCCTGCGCTTGGTTTTGCGCAGCTTCAAGTTGCTTTAATTCTTTAACTGCTGCTTTTTGTTGACTAACTAACTTATCAAGGGCAACGGCATTTTCTTTGTAGGCACTTTCACCTTTACTAATTGATGCGGTTAGATCATCAATCGAGTTGGCTGCGGCTTGTAAATCTTCTAACTCTTTTAAGCGGGTATTGAGAATTTCGCTTTGTGCAGCTAACTCGGCCACCGCCTTTTCAGACTTCTTGGCTTCGCTGGAAAATAAATCTTTGCCCTGAATAATCAGGTTAATGACTTGGTCTTTAAAGCTCATAAATACATCTCACATATAATAGGAATAAAACACACTCAATCACCCATTAATAGTAATTAGTGACCACATGAATTGATTATTTATTGTTTTTAATTAGTTAATGGCTCAAAATCCTTAAAGAAACCAACACGAGAAAGGATGCATCATGGAAGAAAAAATTTTTTTAAATAAAGGAAATGTCAGCGTGAGCAATAGTCGTTTTATTGTTGATGGCCAAACCTATGCAATTAGTAATGTTACCTCGGTCAAATCAGGTGAAATACCAGGTTCGTATTCAGGAGCCATAATATTAATGATTATTGCACTTTGTTTCTTTGCAGGCGGAGTATTCATGAAACTTTTAGGGACTATTCTTTTAATGTTTGCAATTTACGTATTAACAAACATAAAAAGCACCTACACAGTGATCCTCAATACTTCTGCAGGCGAAAATAAAGCCTTATCAAGCCAAGATAAAACTCATGTTGAGTCTATTGTTACTGCATTAAATGATGCAATTGTGAGCCGTGGTTAAGCCTTTAAATTATATCAAATGTACCCTACTACTATCTAAACGCAGTTATCATTAATCCTACGCTGATTTTTATTACAAAAATCAGCGCAGGTTTTAAGATGAAAACGGTTTACGCTGCGCTACGCACAAAGAACTTAGACTTACCAGTAGCAACAATACTGCTGTCGGCAAGTACGCCGCCTTCGATGTCGAATGAACCGAAATCGTCGCCAATTAAGTCTAGGCCCGATGTAGGAGTAGGTTTCCAACGGTAAAACTTAAGCACGCTTGGTTTGCCCGTTACATCGTTAATACCGTCAACGACTACCTTCACTTCTTCGCCAGACTCAACCAGCGCTTGCAGCGCATTACCGGCTTTACTGGTGTAAGTGACTTTAAGTGATTCACCTGCAGTAATGGCACCAGTGCTTAATGCGCGAATACCCGCAGCACTGACAATGTAATCGTCATTCACATCGTAAGTCGTACTGCCTGTACTATCGGTAACCACCGCCGGAATCTCGGTATCAATCATTTTAGCCGTGTCGGCTAGGCCATCTAGCGCCGCAACAATCGGTTCGGCGGTCACTTCTGCTGCAGTTAACACGTCGATTTTACCGCGCAGCGCTAACGCTAAGTTAGCATTGCTAAAGTCGTTCAGTGTCATGGATAAGTTAACCGATTTAACCACGGTAATTTCAGCAGCATTACCGCCACCACCGCGATAGTTCGGTTGCTCTTTTGTTTCTTGCTCGATTGAGATATTCACGCCGCTGGCGTTACCCACATCGCGGCCGTTGACATACACGATGCCCGAACCGATGTAGCTCTCTACTACTGTCTCGCTCATAGTTTTTCTCCGAATGGTACTGTATGAATTAAGGTTAAAGTGATGACCGCTAATCCATGTTTTTCATGGGCTTCGGGCATAATATATTTACAAGCCTCGGACTCTTTAAACGTAATAGCTTTGGGTAGCCATGACGGTTTTTCGGTATTACGTTCGTCTTTAAAGAATGCGCTGCGAATGTCGCGAACTAAATTGATTAGCTCGGCGGTGGGGTTGGTTGATTTACTCAGATTAATACCCGCAACCACTTGTAAGGTTAAGTCTGCGCGGAATTGGTTAATGCCATTTTTAGCGCCGAATAAATCGGTGTAGGGTTGCAAAAAAATAAACTGTGATTCTCTTGCAAGGCCTTGGGCGTAAAAGCCTTCGCGCACCACTGCACCGTCAACCAATGCAAGTCGGTTTAAAATGGTTTGGATCATGGGAACCTCTAAACAGGAATGTAACTACTTAGCGTATTGGCCATATTTTTTACGCAGATGGGCGATAATGGGTGGCTGTAAATCGTCACGCATATAACCAAAGCTGCCTGCCACTGAAGGGCCGTATAACGCTTTTTGTCCATTCAAGTTGCGCCAAGAGTTGTCACCCTTTTTGCGACTGAACATTAATTGATTGCCGTTGCGACCTATGACGGTAAACGCACCACTAAACCACACAGGCTTATTGCGAATAACGTTTATGCTAAAGCCACCGGCTACCCTTGCCGAACGCTTACCCACCTTGTAACGAGGGCTAGCAAAACGGGTTAACGATGAAGCTCGCATCCTTGCGCTAACCGACGCTGTTAGGGTTTTGGGGTCAATGCTGACACTGAAATGTTGTTCAACATACGACTTAGACTTAAAGCCGTACTTGTTAAATATGGCGTCCACTGCCAGTTGTTGACCAAATTTAGCCGCATCATCTATGGCACTATTAATGGCGGGTGATTGCGCATCACGCATGCGTTTAAGCTCGCGATCAACCGCGTCAAAGCCTGTACTGTTTAATGCCATAACAACACCTACATTTGTAAATACACATAGGTCACACAAACCGAATCGGTGCTAACCCGTTGGGTTAACCGACACTCGGTAGCATCTATAATGAATACATCGCCAGAACTAATATCACCCTCACTCAGTAGAAACTCAGCACGCATGATTAACTCTGGCATGTACTCATTAGACGATGCGGCGATCTCGCTGCCGTTATCGTCTAATGATACTAAACGAGTGTAGGATGCTGCCCCATTGTTTGGGGCAAACTCGCACGGGTCTGCCAATTTACGGAACAGCCGCGCTATTTTGGTATTTACTCGGTCAGCAAATACCGATGCCAAGCTAGGCATTGATTTTTACCCATACCGTGGTGCTTGGGTTGCCAGCCGCAGCCCACGCTTTACCTGCTAAGGTGTTGCCCGATGCCGTTGAGGTAATGGTGCCATCTGCTTTAAGGTAAACTTGCGCACCTTGACCAATGTCGTCGGCTTCCACTTTAGGCAGTTCATACACACCTTCGGCTGCACCCACACCAGGTTCACCAACTGCGACCGCACCCAAAGACACGACAACTACTTTACCCAACAATACTGGCTCACCACTGGCGACAGCCGCAGTGGCGATAAAGTCGATGGTATTACCATCTGATACACAATTTTTCATAATTCATTCCCGATAAGAATTGCTGATTATTAAAAGCCGGACATTAAAAAGGCCGCTACTTAATAAAAGTTAGCGGCCCTTTTGTTGCAAAAGGCATGAGGTTTACAACTGAGTTACACACCCGTTGATTTAACCAAGCCACGGTGATCAAGTGGTGATACACCGGCATCAATACGCACTTTGGTTGCAACACCATCAACGGTGAAACCTTGTTGCTGTTCAATGTATGGCGTGTCGATACCATCAAGGTAAGCCACTTCAATGGTGTCTTCACCTTGAGCGGCTGATAAGTACCACTCTTTATCGCTTTTCGCTTTTAAACGTGGCTCTGACAATACTTCAACAAAGTCGCGGATGGGGTTAGCAACACCTGAGTTTGCATCGGTGCCTTTAACCGACGTTGATTGAATGATTTGCAGCACTGCACGCTTAAGATTTGGTGGTACCAATGCAAATGCTGGCATGATGTTTAATGGAGATTCGCCAATCATTTGCGATTCCATTAATTCAGCTGCAATGCTGAACGCTTCAACGCTTGGCGCACCTGATGTTAAGTTGCCATGGGTTGAATGAAACAGTGCTTTGCCATCATTCATGTTGCCGTTTTTGGTTAACACAGCCCAGAACAAATCACCAATAGTGCGTTTAGCGGCTTTACCCATTTTCATCGGTACGCCCATTAACATGTCCATGTCATCGTTGATAACCGTTTGGCGTGTTAACGTGAAAATACCGCCGTAGGTTGCTAGGGCAATTTTTTCAGCGTGGTCGCCAACAGTGATGTACTTGTACTCTGCTCCGTCCTTCACTTCTGGTAAGCTTTTAAACTCACCCATGCCAACACGATGCGCGACTTTAAAGTCACTTAACTGACCTTTTTTAGCGATACGTTCAAAGCTTTCTGCGGCTTCAGCCCAACCTTTTAGCACTGACTTGTTGGCCACATCTAACATGATGTTACCGAAATCAGATGAGGTATGAGTAAACGCTAACCCCACCATTTGCATCACGTTCATACCGGCACAACCAATACCGCGATCGGCTAACGATGCACGGGCAAGTTCACGTAAGTTATAGCTACCATAGCCATTGTCTTTTTGTGCCGCTTCATGACCAGCCCGAGCCATTAATTGTGCACGAATTGAGTCACCAACAATGTTACCGTTGCTGGCATGAATAATCACACTTTTAGGCTGCGCAGCGCATGGCGTGACACCTTCGCCAAGCTTAGCCAAGATAAGGTCTTTCGACTTTTCGGCATTGATGTTGGCATCAGCAATACAGCTGTTTTTAAGTTCAGCTAATTGCGGGAACGTAGCGAACGCGGCATTAATACCGGTAATACGTTCTGCATTAAAGGTAATGGCCGCAGCTTGAATATCAGCTTGCGACGGTGCAGCTGGTGCTGGTACCGAAGCTACTGGGGCTGGTGTATTAGTGGCTGCTGGCGCAGGCGAATTGGGGGTGGTAGCACCGATATTGCCCTGTTGTGCTAGCAGGGTTTGTAATGCTTTAGGCATATTATTAAAGTCCTTCAGTCGTTTAAAATTAATTGATGCAGCCATTTGCATCGGTTCTATCACTTCATCTGCTAGCCCAAGATCAACCGCTTCTTGCGCAGACAACCAAGTGTCTTCTTTAAAAAATTGTCCGAGCTGTTCATCACTTAACTTGCCGCCGGCTTTATCTTGATAAGCCTTGCCCATGCTTGAGCGCCACTTATCGAGCAAGTCCGCGTATTCACGTAAATCATCAGCGGTACCAACTGCACCGCCCCAATTACTGTGGATCATCAAAAAGGCATTGGACGGCATAATCACGGTGTCGAATGCCATGCAAATAACACTGGCCATAGAAGCTGCCACCGACTCAATACAAATCGACTTTTGGCAAGGCCAGCGAGCCAGAATGTTATAAATGGCCATGCCGTCCATCACATCGCCGCCACCCGATTGAATGTAAGCGTTAATCTGCGACACTTTGCCCATAGCGCGTAGATCAGTGGCGATTTGTTTGGCGGTAAAGTCCCAACCAACATCGCCATATAAAATCAATTCGACCACGCCATTGGCAGCACCTTTCATGCTGTAGATACCGCGTTTTTCTTTACTCTCGGTCAAGCTCGCTGATGCGCTTGGCATTAGCATCATGGCGGCTACGGCTAGACTTAGTTGTGTCTTTTTCACTTGGGGTTTCTCCGTTTTGTGGCTCTGGGTCGTTACCCGTGACCATGTCGTTTTCGCGGTTAAACTTCAGCTCACGTTGACGTTGGCGTTTAACTTCGCTTGGGTTACGGCCACGAGCTCGCGCCCAGTCAGCCTCGGTTGCGGCATTACCGGCTATCATCATCTCCCAACCTTGGGATTCTTTGCGGGGGTCAATCCATGGCATGGTGGGCCCGTAATACACCGCATCAAACAAGGTGCGGGTGTCTAGGTCTGGCGGCAGGGTTATAGGGTCTTGCTTGTTCATTAACTCCATTTCCAACCAGTTACGAAACGCAGGCCGCGCCCAACCAGCACAAAACCATTGCTGCATAATGCGGTTAGACTCATCTTGCTCAACCAACTCTTGGCGCTGGCTTGAGTAACTACCTTGATAGTCACGGGCAATACTCGAGTAACTGCCACGAGTCCCCGCAGCACAGGCTTTTAGCTGGCCATTACGAAAATCAACCAAATGCACATTGGGGCGATTGGACTCAATCATGCCCACATCTTCACCAACAGCGAGATCATCAAAGGTCATGCCTGGTGCAATGTTAATTTCACGGTCAGCTTTGGCATCACCACCTAGGCCGAACATACTGGCGTCACCGCGTTTGATATAAAACGCTAAGGCGGCAGCAATACGCGCTGCTACCCGTTCAGATTCTTCATAGTCTTTAATGTCGCCAAGGCGGGTTAAAATGCCGTGAAAAATACTAATACCGCGCAGCTGGTGCAAACGCTTAAACATGCCAAGGTGCAACATGTTACTAGCGGGTACGGTTTTCGTTTTGTAGCGAAAGCCAATTTGGTCAGACGGGTGATCAAACAAAACATGGTAATTAACCACCTGCCCCCAACCATTAACCTCTAACCCTTGTCGAACGCGGGTTGATACATCGTTAAGTTCAAACGGAATGTAATCAGGCTCTAACGCTTCAATACTGTATTGCGTGCCTTGCGGGTTTGGGTGACCAAACTTAGCCACCTTGCCACGCACTTGATGGCCGAATACTTCACCATCGCGCAATGCGGTACGTAACACTAAGCGCTCGAGCTCTGGCCGTGTGTAGCGCCCTGTTACGTCAGGCTTTAATGACCATGCAGCAAAACGACGCTGAATATCATTGGCCAGTTCGTCGAGTATTTCCCCACTAATACTGCGGGGTTGTGGCTCAACCACAATGCCTTGCGCACCAATTACCCGTTCTTCCATGCGGTCTAAAATACCAATACTCAGGTCGTGATTTTCGTCTAACCATCGCGCTTGTTCGCGCAAGCTTTTACCTGCAGCAAATACTGCTTGGTTGGCACCGCGCCCCTCTTTATTGGCTTTGTGGGTTCGGCTTGGGCTGGCAGCTTCGTAACCTTTAAGGTTGCGATAGCTCATTGCGGCTGCCTGTCGTTTTAGCGCCCAGCCAGGGGATAAATACGATAGTGCATCGTTAATAATGCTCATATTATTTCCTATCCAAATCGGGCGAGTGTTGTACCCCGTGGACGGGTGTACATGCTTAAGGTGCGCTGCCATTCCATGCGGCCTTTACGAATTTGTTCCAGGTCTTCTGTACTCATCATTTTGCCGTTGATACTGACGGACTTACCCGCCAGTACATCTTTTTCGGCTTCGATATACAGCGCGACCATGTCTGTAGCAGTTTGCTTTGACATTACAGCCAGCCTCCTGATTTAGCCGAACCACCATTTAACCAGTCATTGGCTTGGCTCTGTTTCGGTTTTTTGGGTTTGGGGGATTCATCGGTTGATGATGGGTTTTCGTCTTTATTGGTTATCACTTTACTGAGCGAGTCGAGATTAATGCCAAAGCGATCAATGGCGATATACAGCGCAGCCAAGGCATACACAAAACAGTCGAGCGCTTCGTTACGTCTGCCGCCAGCTTCCCAGCGATAAACAATGCGACCGTCGCGGCGTGTCGGTAATTTGCGTTCAGACGTTAACTGTTGCAGTTCGGTGTCATCACAAATGCTGTCGTTCAGTGGCAAATGAATTGCACCAGGTGTACGCGTATCAACACTGGGTTGAGTGCGCATCATGGCCATGATCAACTCTTTGGCGTTGTCGGTACCCACCTCGGTTAAATACACACCTTTGTTACTTCGCTTACGCGGGAAATTGGCAATCGGCTTGCCGTACATATTGGCGCCTTTAATGGGCACCACGCGGAACAAACCCAGCTTTTTACTCATTGAGTAAACGGTATCGGAGTAATGCCCGCCCGAATCCCAACACGTTGTGCCAATGCTCAACACAATACCGTCGTTACGGGGGTAACTTTGGTTTAAACGCAGCGCGACTTTATCCAGTAACACTTGGCTGGCTGGGTCGCCATACACAATAAACCTATCGATTAAGGCGCACTCTTTACCTGCGCCCCAACCCCAAACACGGCCTTCGTATCGGTCGTCTTGGGTATCAACACCCGCGGTGACATACACAACCCAATCGGGCATCTTGCCGTTGGGGTACATTTCACGCCTGCGGCCTAAGTCTTCCCACTCAATGCGTTCGCCGTTGTCGTTGTCCCACGGCTGGCCCAATTTGGTGTTAACAAAGGTTTGTAACTTTTCTTTATCGCCTTTAGCTTTGTAAAACTCAGTGACTAACTTGGCCCAACTGTTAAGCGTGTTATAGGCCGACCAGATGTAAATCGAGATATTTTCAGGCGTTAAAAAGTCGTCGCCGTCTTTATCAAAAAACGAAATAAAGTCTGAGGTGTACACGCCCGTTTTGTCGCATATCCATAAAGCGCTTGGGTGTTCTTCCATGTCGTGTAGTTGATTGTTTTCAATGCAGCAACCGCAGTGCTCGCACACGTAATAGGCTGTTTTTGGCTCGCTACCTTGCCACTTAATACCAAAGGGTTCAGTTTTACCGCCCCACTTTAAATGCTGCAGCTCATCACAATGTGGACAAGGCAAGTTGAATCTAAATTGGTACTGGCTTTCGCTACAGGCCTTTTCAATTTGGCAGGTCCCTAATACTTTAGGCGTTGAACCCCGTATCGATTTAGGAAACAACGACAGTTCAACACGGGTGTCACCTAACGATGTGGCATTACCTTCGTGTTCGATTGACTCATCAAAACCGGCTAACTCATCGTAAATAACATCATCGGTTGATATTTCACGGTAGTTAGCCGCGGCGGTACCACCACGCACCATTAAGGTTTTACCGTTGGTAAAAATTTTATCTTCTAAGGTACTGTCTTTATGCTTGCGACCAATCCACGGCGCTAACGCTTTCCAAATCGGCATGTCACGTATGGCGGTTTCAACGTGCTTTTTCATAAACGTTTTGGCGGCACCGTCACGCGGCTGGTATATCAACACGTTACGTTTTTTGTGTTCTATCTTGTAACCCGCATTGGCCATCAGCATTTTGGTGTAACCCACACGCGCAGACTTCATAATGTTCAGCGTGGTGATTTGGTCGTTACCCATGGCATTCAATATGCCGATTTGAAACGGTAGGCTTTCCCACTTACCTTCGGTGTAAGACGATTCCGACGACATATAAAAATGGGTGTCGGCGTATTCACTACAGGTCAACATAGGTGGACGATAAAACGATTTAAGGCCAGCAGCGACAGCAGCTTTCAAATTTTTAATCTGTGCTTCTGATATATTCATCTAATAAATCCTCAATGCCGTTGGCCAACTCTGCGGCGGTGTTTTGGCTTTTAATCACTTCAGCGCGAATAGCGTCAATGGTGCGTTCGGGCATGTCGGGGAATTTACGTTTTACACGAATGTGTATTTGGTCCAGCACCGGTGATATTTGCGCGGCTATGCGACTCAGCACAAACGAGCAAAACGTCACCTCAACCACTTCTTTGCCGTCTTTTTCGTTTTTAAGCTCTTGGCCATAGGCTTGCGCTTTGATTAAGCGCCAACGCTCAAACTCGATATTGGGCTTGTCGTTATCTTCGGGCGTTGGATTGCTTACATGCTTTTTGCGCTCATTAGCCACCCGATTACCCACCACGTCGCTCATGGTGTACAAACACTCACGGCCTTTTTTGCTGTGTATCGGCACATCCCACTTATCGAACGCTTGGGTACTAATACCCAAACTTTTGCACAGGTCGGTTTTGTTCAGTAGCACTGGCTCGGCGTCGGGTGTTTGAATACGTGCCATTAGCTAGTCCTTGTGAATATCGTCTAACACATGGCTACATCGTTCTTGTTCAATATGCTGCAATTGTTTGGCGAGTAATTGTGCTTGCAACGTTTGTATGTGTTTTTCACCCTTTCTCTTACGGGCCTGATAAAACCAGTTAATAAACGCGGTAAACACAGCACACAACACGCCGACTACAACACCAATATCCATATCGTTCACATAACTGCCTGCAGCGGTAAAAAACGAGGCAATGTAAGACAATAACGAGGTGAGTTTTGCACTTAGGTCAGTCGTTATGCTCATATTGCTGCCGCCATTGTTGTAGGCGCAGCATGTTTGCATTACACATTGCTAGCGCATTGGTTTGAGTAAGGGAATGATTCAGTAAATCCAGATTTGAGAACCCGATAAAACGTGGGCTATCACAAAGCTCAAGCCAATCAGGGGGCGGTAACACATAAACCGTGTTGGTCTGTGTCACCACTTTGACAATCGGTTTGCTTGAGCAGCTGCACAGCATCACTAGGCAAATCAGTATTAGCCCATGTTTTAGTTGGCTCATGGTTTGATGTCCTTAGCTGATTAGCACGTTCTAGTTTGTGGTCTAATGTCGATTGGAGATCGGCTACTTGCTTGCGGTGCGAGGTGTTTAGTTCGGTCATCACACGGTAATCACGTTCAAGCGTGTTAATCCGTTCATCTTTGTTGTCGTTGCTGCTCAGTAACGCATCAACGCTAACTTGCGATTGCATCAAGTCATGGCTTAACGTGCCGTTTTTCGCTTTGAGTGAGGTAATGCCTAACGCGCCAACGGCAATCACAATCGCCATAACCAGCACCGCACATAACAGCACTGTGGTTTTAAAGTCATTAAACATTACAAGCCCCTCAAACAATAACGCCGCTCATTTGAGCGGCGTACAATTAAACCGGGTAACTTTTTGCCTTTGGCATAAATCCACCTCGGCAACTCGTTACATGCGCCAACGCGGTCACCCGCCCACAACTTTTTACGCAGCGTAGAAGCCCCAAAAGCCTCGGCCCCAACGTTGTAAATAAAACTTAAGTAAGCAATGTGTTCACCCTCGCTTAATGGCGGGGTAAGTTTCACCAATTCACGGTCAAAGCTTTTAAGGCTGGTTGCCAGCATGTCTAGGCACTGTTGGTTGGTGAACACCATGCCAAGCTTTATGTTGTGGCCAGTTTGGCCAAAGCAGGCTGTTTCAATACCGGCAGGGTCAACATAGGTGCGTAATACTTCACCTTCACCAGTGGCAACCAATACACCACCAGTAAGAATGGCACCAGTAAACCCCAGCGCCAAAAGCCTTGTTTTAATATTCATGTAGCACCAGGTAAATATGAGCAAAAAAAAAGGGCTCCAATACAGGAGCCCAACGGCGATGATCTAACGAGAGAGTATGTAAAGAGGAACTAGAGAGGAAGCAAAGCCAGTTACGCAGTGGTATCAAGCTTATATAAACTATAGCGGTTTTTAGGGGGAAAAATACGCCATATATGGCGTGTTTTACGCCACATATGGCGTTGGTAGAATTGGCTTTGTGTGATATGTAAAACCGATACTTTCTAGATTTGATTTAGAAGTTATCGGTTAAGTGATTTGCTATATATAAAAATATATACAACAACCTATAGTCAATTGAAATTAACGCCGCATTAAGCGGGCAAAAATAGTGGGTTAAAATGTGTAGCGAAGCGAAACGTAACCCACTATTTTTTCCATTTAAATGCCTGACTAGAACCGTCAATTACACTGAAAGATATCTATACAACTTCGTTTTTTGTTGTTTCAGCTATCTCATTTAACTTAGAAGAGTACTTGTACCCATAAACGCTCTCATAACCTCTAAAAAACTCTTCCGTGTCTCGAAATTCTCGAAATAATGGCCAATCGTGGTATGAAAGTTCAACTAACAACTCGCCTTCTTTACCGAGTTTACACATTACTACTTCTGCATCAGTATAATTTTCTGTCAGGACTGCATAAGCTAATTTAAAATCATACGTCGTCGCAGACCAATCTTTTTTGTCGAGAACTTTCTTAGCATCCTTTCGCTTATCAATCGCATTTAGTGCTATTGCATGATTTACTGTAAATATTCTTTCCATTTCATCTGTTGAAATTTTAGGTAATCCAAGCGCAAACTTACTAATTGATATTGCGTTCCCCCAATGCTCCATATGTAAATAATCAAATACAATACGGCTCAAATGAGAGTCAGCCTTTACCAATTCGTCTTCTCGCACCTTCCGCCAAAGAGTCTGACCTAACATAACCCCTACTTGAGACATTAGCATGCATGACTGAAATAGGTATTTGGCTCCAATCTCAAGTTGCTCACCGATTTCTTTTTCTTTCTTAAATTTAACCCCTACATCTTTGCAGATATCTAAATATTGTTTGCTTACAATACCATCACAATGGGTAAATAAATTCCTTCTTTGTGCTCGTTCAATAAAGTATGGCCAATCGTCAAACTTAGTGAGTTTAACTGAAAACCGAATTTCTAGGTCTTTAAATTGTTCTATGTAGCTTTTACGCCTAATAGACTCTATTTCCTTATCTAAAAAAACTTGTCGTAACTCATCCATGGAAGCATATTTTAATGCTTCAGATAAAGAAATCTCTTTGCTAATATTGTTATATAAGTCAGGTTTTTTTCTATACAGAACAGCTACTAAATCACCTACGAATTTGTCAAAAACAGAAAATAGACTAATAAAAAGACTCTTCTCTAAAGTAGTTACTGGCGAAGAGCTATTGTGTCTTTCTACTTTTCTTAACGTTTTCCTTAAACTCTTAACAGCAATAATGTCTATAGCCTCATCACCTTCCGCTACGAGTGCTATCTGATGCTTTTCGATTTCGCCCCTTAATTTATATCCGTTCTCGTTATAGCTCTTGGCAGCAGCTGATATATATTCTTTTGCACAGTCTTCAACATCCATAATCCTGTGTAAAAAAATATCAATTACATCTTTAATTTCAACTTCAATAACATCTTCTAAAGAGGCTGGCTCTTCACTGATTTCTGGTTTATCTAAAGTAGCTTCTGTTATAGGGAGCTCATTCATTGATATATTCCTTCATATTTGAATCACACATTCTACAGTGAATAGTTCTAACAGCTTATTGAACGGCTCGACCGATAAAGCCGACCTCTTAAGTTATTGATGTGTATAACCTTACATTTTATATATATTTTATTTGAAGCAAAGCAACTTAATGACTCTTACATTCAAATGAAAACTTAAATTGCGCGTTAAAAGTGCCAACGTCAAATGTAAAAATAATCGTGGGTGGTCATGCTTCGTTGCCCGTCCCTACGGACAAAGTGAGCGACATGTTATGCGTTTTTAGGTGCATAAATTTGCTCAGCGATAGAGTTAACGAACTCCTCAATATGCAGAATGGTTTCTTCTGCAATTTCCTTATCTACCATAATTAGCTGTCCATCGGTTTTTTTACCATCGCGGTGGACGATGTCATGCCTTAGGCTTGTAATTGCGCAGACCTTGGAAATATCAGTGTTCATATCTCTTCCCAGAATTGCCTTCAAGACTGCCATAACTTTTTCGATATTATGGTACATAAGCTTTGAAAGCTCGGATATTGCAAACCCTTTGGCGCCATCCTTATTCTTTGCAATTTGACTGATAGTAAATTTACAGGCTTTTATACCGTCTACCTTGTTGATGGCATTTAAAAAATATTTCTCGTCAGTAATGATCAAAGATCTAACAGTATCCGCTAGGAAAGATTCCATTAAGGTTACTGCGTAAGCGTAAGTCATTTTATAGAATGTTTCTTCGTTAAAATCTGGTAGTGCAATATGTAGCAAGTCTTTAAGCTTGCTTATTTGCAGATGAAAGGTTTGGTGTATATCCGAGTGAGCGTGCCTTTTGTACCAGTCGAAAAATTCGGCAGGCTCTTCGTTGCTCGCTTGCATGTTATGCCACTCTTCTTCAAGCTCTGCCCAGTCCGGATTGTCTTCGTCGGCTTCGTCATCATTTAATTCTTCGCAAATCCATTGCCTCATTTCCTCATATCTAATATCAAACATATATTCTTTAATTGAGCTCATTAGGTTCATCCTTGTGTGGCATAGCAGCTTATCAAACGGCTCGACTGATAAAGCCGACCGTTTAAGTTATTGATTAATATCATCCTACATTTTCTATGTCTTTGAAGTAAAGCAATTTAATGGCTATTACACTCAAATGAAAAACATAAATTGCACGTTAAAAGCGCCAACATCAAATGTAAAAAGTAATCGTGGATGACCATGTTTCGATGTTCTTAAGCGGACAAAAATTGTTGGTTATACTGTGGAGCGAAGCCAAACCTAACCAACTGTTTTTGTTACGTTTAAAGCGCTTGTTATGTGTTTTTCATAGTAGCGTAATTGTCCTTTCAGATATTTTGAATCTACTTGATTAAGCTCCATGAGTACGCCACCATGATTTGCTGAATCAGTAATTTGTTTTCTTAGTGACGCTGACATATCCCCCCTACTTAACTTCAAATTAGTAGAAAACTCATATTTATCTTGGATCGAAAAATCAAAGAAGTGTGGCCATATTCTCTTATTAATTGCTATATCACCAGATTCAAAGAAACTTGATCTGCCACTGTTAAGCACCATGTAGTATGGGTCATCAATTTTAGAAGTATATGCTGAATGCAATTCAATATTTTCAGTTGAATTTGTTTTCATTTTACTCCCTTCATTTGAACCTAATGCTTTAAAAAAGATAAAAATCATTTCATCTCCCTGCTCTAGGTGTAAAATATTTTCCATAGCAGACATATCATTTTTAAATGCCCAAAATGAATTATTTTTAGACGTACTGGTTAACATTTTTTGGAAATTATTTTTTGCTGACTGACCTCTTAACGCAACAACCCATGTTTTATTACCTACCTTTGTTTTTACTTTTGTAGATAAAGCTTCTTCCCATAAAGTATCTATGCGAGTGATAAGCCATTTCTCAAAATCTGATTTATCTATGACGACATGCGGTATTGAATCATCTGTGGGCTCATCAAATGAAACCAAAAAGCCATTGTTTTTTTTAAGAGCTTCAATTTGATTTTGCTTATTTAAGTCAGATGCTTTCCATTTTATTTCGACAGGATAAAATTTATCGTCACCTTTAAAAAACAATGAAAAATCAGGTCTATACCCATCCATTTCCATAGTATCTTCTGGAACAACTAAATTTAAATTTTTCACTTTTTCTTTTAAGAAATCAGGAACCAAATATTTCCTAATAACTCTATCTAGATAGATTCTTTCGAAGTAATACCTGTGGATTAGTTTTTCATTAAATGCATTTCGATTTATAGACTTTTTTAACACTTTCATTTCAGGTAACCATATAAATAATGACTGGATAGAGACACATGACAGCTTATTGAACGGATTGACCGATAAAGCCGCCCGTTTAAGTTATTGATTAATATCATCCTACGTTTTCTATGTCTTTGAAGTAAAGCAATTTAATGACTCTTACACTCAAATAAAAAACGTAAATTGCACTTTAAAAGTGCCAACATAAAACGTAAGAAATAAACACAACAATATCAATACATTAGGGTAATGCGCTACAGATGCCAAACGGTTAGCTTATTATTGCCCTCATTATTTTTGCTAAGTCACTCAAACGCATACGCTTTGCTTTAGGCAGCAAATAGCCGTGTGATCAAGGGTTATCGATAACTCACTTAACTGATAACTCATAAGTAAAATTGACAAATGCGCCTAAGTGGGGCGATACTGTTTGGGCATTGGCAAAATCCAATGCCGGGATTCGTACCCCGCAGTATCTAGGCGCAATGTCGCCAGCCTTTAGAGCTGGTTTTTTATTGCGTGACTCGGCGCACCACTACTATGGTGGGCTGGGTGAGGCAGCCATTTGGCTGGCCGCTTCCTAGATGCGGTAGTACGAACCTTGCTCAGCTCATCACCCAATGTTTCGTACCAGACGGTGATGATTACTCACGATATCTAGGAGTGTCACCCATGAACTTACAACAGTCTAAAAACTACCCTGCGCAATTGGTCTTTATTAACGGCCAACAAACCATTACCAATTCACTGATCGTCGCTGATTATTTTGGCAAACAACATAAAGATGTATTACGCAAAATTGACCGCATTCTAAACGATGCCCCAAGTGAATTTACGTCAGCGCATTTTTGCGCTAACGTGCAAAATCAACAGGTTGGTACGAGTCAGCGCGATTTAAAGTGTTACCACCTGACCAAAGACGGTTTTATGTTTTTAGTGATGGGCTTTACCGGTGCCAAAGCTGCCGAACTTAAGATCAACTTCATTAATGCCTTTAACGAAGCCCAAAAACGACTTAGCCGCACTCAACATCCATTTGAGCGTCAGCGCATGATGTTTACATGGGAAGGCGGCAAAATAGTGAGCTCGCAACCGATACATGATGACCAGTTTGTCACCAGCCGCGATAAATTAGTGCAGTACATGCGCGAACCCCGCTTTTTATCTCTTGAGCAATTGCTAGAAATCAGTGAAGCCGCAAACCAACAAATTGCGACACTAGCAAGATTGGCAGAGAAACAAGCCCGCTTACGCTAAAAACACCGCTAAACGCCCATAAAAATGGCTATATCAAGTAGCCATTTTTGTTTGTAGGTAATCAGAGTGGGTGGTTATGTTTTGGTACCAACGCTGCGATAAGTGGATTAAAATAGTTGGTTACAATGCTGAGGCACGAAACATAACCCACTGTTTTTTGTTCCGTTTAAGTGCCTTATTATATTTTATGTATACCGAACATTAAACAGTAGTTTTCTACCATTCTAAATTCATGTATATGTTGATTTTTTATATTCCAATTTACTCCGACAGATTGCATTCTTTCAACAAAAGTTTGAGTATCTTTATAGCGAGAGGATACTCGATCAAGAATTCCATCAGGTTTTTCCTTAGAGCACCACCAATAAGGAATACTTTTTTTATTTTTTGTTTCCAGCCATACGTCTGCCAAGTAAACAATATACTGATGCTTTATGTCGAACTTTACTTTGGCCATTATATGATTCCGGTTATTATCAATTAACAACCTATCTATGTCTTTGTAGATTTCATTTACTTTAGCATTAGGATTATTAATTCTCTTTGCCTCTATAAAGACGACAGCCTCTAAGCCTGGTATAAAAATGACAGCATCAATACGAGGGTAGCTACGGCCAACTTTTTTTAATGGTGCCTCAAACCAAGAAAATGCATCACTTTGCAAATTACATAATGACTTTGCAAATAAATGAACCTGATTAGCCTCCATAAAACCTGTTGAGTGATGAGAAGGATAATATGACTCAAAAATAACTTCGTACTCTTGAATCATATTATTAAACGTATTTCTTAATAAACTTTCCATACAACACTCTCAAAAATAAAATATAACGCCGCAATAAGCGGACTAAAATAAGTGGGTTAAAATGCGGAGCGAAGCGAAAAGCAACCCACTGTTTTAGTTGCGTTTAATTGCCTTGTCATATGTTTTTACCTGAGAGAATAGTACGAAATTCCTCTTCAATTTTTTTCATTGTTGTCTCTGTTAACAACTCAACTTCAGCATATATCTGTTTCCAACCTTTAGGATCTAATGTACTAGCCATTTCAACTTTAGCCATAAAATCTTGGCCAACAGTAGTCATTTTAGCATCAACAATTTTCAACTCTATGACTATAGATTCGGTTAGATATATAGCATGAGATGAATAGTATTCAGTAAATTCCTCTAATGATCTGCCAAATTCCTGTCTACGAGACTCTTTAGTTTCCGCACCAACAAATTCAACTGGAGATGTGTAAGCCTCAAGATTGTTGCGGGTAGTAACAAGTAATTGATAAGTTTTAGCTAATATCTCGGCGCGTCTTTCATGCAAATTATTAAAAACGACACTATGTTTATTGGACTCTACCGTTAGAGATGATTTAAGCTTCTCCAATGCAGTATCACTAACACTTTTCATCTTAGCTTTGTGAACCTCTAACTTTGCTGCATATTGATAGTCTAGTCGTTTCGTTATCCAACCTTTTCCGAAATGAATAATTGCTCCTGAAATTGCAACAGAGCCAAAAATTGTAGTAATAAAAGTTTCAAGCCAACTCATTCACACCTCTGATTGATACATATAACGTTTTAGTATTTGTGCTTTGCGCCGTTTACATGGCACAAATCGCTTGTTGGACTTGGCCGATGCCGAGTCCAGGTTAATGGATACACGTTATGCTATAGGAATTTGCTTTTTTGATACTGGCTCTGGGCTGTAGAGAAATTTTGAACGGGTAATATGGCTTAGGTTGTACGTGTTTCATTGCAATTCCCTTGTCATTGTAGTGCTCCATCACTTCTTTTTTAAGTCTAACTGATTCAATGAGGTTAATACACTCGATTGAGTCAGCATTTGGCTCCGCCCTGTGGCCTAGTTCATCGGCGCATTAAATTTATATTTTTCAGCAACATATTTTGCTGAATTCTCAATATATGGAAATACTGTACTTTCATTGATGTTAAGAAGATCAAGCTCCTTAAGTATTGATGCTTTGCTAGTCACAGTAATGCGGGTCACATTAATTTCAGGGCTTCCCTCTTCATCTAAAACTGCATCAACTCCAAATAAGAGAAATGCCCCAGATTGTGATGAAATTCTATCATTACTTTGTTTGCCTTTTACACAAATAATTTTGCTGAGATCACCTGAGATTATCTTAGGTTCAAAATATGGTTTTTCTTCTCTAATAAAGTGAACCAATCGTTTCACTGCTGTCTGTTCATTAAATTCTATTTCTTCAAAATTAATATTATCTTTCTCTATTTTTGGAAGCCTAGCTAAGTTCGATATGCAACTAGCAACATCAGAGTCGAAATATTTAACTTCACTTCTTCCCATAGAAAGAAGAATTACTTCACCATCCTCACTTAAGGATGACTTACATGCAAAGTACAAGGCAATAAGAGGGTTGGATGTTATGTCTAGTAACCTAGTCGGTAAAGAATAATGTTGCATTCTTACTAGTTTATCTAAAGTGTATTCATCAGATTGAAAGTCCGCAGAGTTAGATACAAGTAATTCTCGATAGAGTATGTGTTCATTCTCTAAGTAGAGATAATTTCCATCTTTATCTTTTCTAAATAGTGATGGTTCTAGTTTATAGCTATTTTTATTCGAGTGACCGCGATAAAAAACCTCTGTGTTCTTTTCTCTTTCTGAGAAAAGAACTTTACCAATGAAACCTTGAACCGTTGTCACCGTTGGATTATTCGACTTTTTAGCTATAGGTTTCTGCTGCTTAGCCATTTTTTGAGTTTGATCTGAATTTAAAATATCAGCTTTTATTAACCGTTCAAAAAGTTCTTCATCTTTTACCGCCCAATGGGTTCTATTCATTTCCCATTCACGAATATCTAATAATGAAGATATTGGTTTAATTAACTCATATGATATGGGGGGAATATTTATATCTAGCTCAAACTCAATGCGTAATTTCCTGCCCCTCTCTTTAATCGATGTTAGTTTTCCAATACGAAAATCTTCATCATTCCCTTCGTATGCAAATATACAAGGATACTTTATAAGGGTTTCAATAAGATTTGGTGTTAAAGATTTAAAGGCAGTGGCAATCGATTCTGTTGTATATTCCAAAAAACGACTTTTATCAAATTCATAGAATGATTCATCCCAAGATCCTATGCTTGCAGTGACTAGTAGATTATACATACTATGAGAATATCCTTATAAATTTAACCGACCCACTAAGAGGCGAGTAATTGTTGGCTATAATGTGAAACGAAGCGAAACTCGGCCAACTGTTACGAGTCCTGCTTTAGTGGCTTGTTAGCTTTACACTCTCCGTCACTCGACGTCCGCATACTTCTAGAATGCGATTTTACAAACCACTCATACTCTTCACTTATTGAATACTCACTATTTAATGCATTTATTCGATCAATTAATGCCTCCCCTTGATAATATCTTTTCATATAATCTTTATCACACCAATCAGGTCTACTAATGTTGACCCCTAAAGCAGAAAAATCTTCCATTGTTTTTAATATTAAATCTTCTGCTTTAGCTTTTCGTGCTTTGAGTGAATAAAGCGTATAAAGTTCTTTAACTTCATCAAGCTTACTTTCATATTGTTCAATCAAAATATTTAATTCTTTTTCTTTATTTTTGAGGTAATCACTATTGATTACCTCAGAAGTAGACAAAGAAGATTTTAACTTCTCGATTCTTTCTTCTAGATCTTTCTTAGCTTTATCCATCTGAATTTCTTTTTTAGAAAGTGCAAACTCTTGTTCTTTTAACTTTAATAGTAAAAGAGATTTATCTTTCTCTAACTTCAATTCGGTGTCTTTTAGGAGCAATAGTTTTGTCGATACGTTTTCTTTACTTACTTGAACTTCTTTGTACTCATCCCAAAGAAATACTCCCGCTACAGAAAAACAGACAACAAAAGTTAAAAAGCCTGCAAGGTATGATTTAATTGCGTTAAATATTTCTGGAATAGTCAATTTTTATCCTTAAAAATGTGCATGGGTTAATTGTAAGGCTAACGTTTTAGTATTTGTGCGTTGCGCAGTTTGCATGGCACAAACCGCTTGTTGGACTTGGCCGATGCCGAGTCCAGATTAATGGGTACACGTTATGCTATAGGAATTTGCTTTTTTGATGCCAGCTCTCGACTGTAGATCAATTTTGAATTGATTATGAGGCTTGATTTGTATGTGTTCAATTGCAATTCCCTTGTCATTGTGGTGTTCCATCACATCTTTTTTAAGTCTAACTGATCCAATGAGATTAATACACTCGATTGAATCAGCATTTGGCTCCGCGCAGCGGCTTAATTCAACGCCTAAATAACAGGCTAAGTAATGGTTGGCTAAAATTGTGTAGCGAAGCGAAACGTAGCCAACTGTTACGTGTCCTTGTTGATTTTCTTGTCAGACGTATTAGCTCCGATCTGCTAGCCCATACTTATAAATCATATCTGATTGCGGGATACATATTATTTGCTTGATCACTGATTGAACAACTCCGTTTATTAACTTTACGGAATCGTAAGACATGATCGCAGGTATATTATTATGGGTAGTAAGCATAATTTTACGTTTAGGATCAGGTAGAAACATAATACGCTTTTCTAGATCTGTTCGCGGAGTGAAATCAATCAATTCACCTTCAGGAGAAAGCCACACAGAGTGAAATCTAGCTTCTAAAAAATTATTTCTAATATCTTGACCAATAATCCAACCCTCAACAGCTTGTCCTCCATTCTTGTCACATTGAACCATAATGTTTAAGTGACAATTATTTGGCTCTGAAATAAAGGTATGGGCTTTTCGGTATTTTAACAAAACCGCTTTAGATGGATCTAGTTCAAGGTACTCAACAATACTAATGTTACTCGCACTAAGTTTTTTAGGTGATATAACGTTAAGTTTAACTCCGTTCAATTGATACCTCTAACGCTTTGCTAAGCGGCTAAAAATGGCTGGCTATAATTGCGAGTTACGAACACAGCCAGCTGTTTGTGTCCGTTTAAGCAACTTGTTAGCTCTTTACATTACCTTGATTAATTTTATCTAGGAGTAACGCTACAGATACCAACATATGTCCACTTCCGATTAAGGCCATAGCTATACTTATTTGTTGTCCTATATCATTCTGTGGGGTTAAATCTCCATATCCCACTGATGTAAGAGTTATGATTGCAAAGTATAAATAATCATAAGTTCCCATTACTTTAGTATCATGCAGTGAAACTTCAAATTGAGTCAGGACCATAACAAAAACCATAGCTAAATAAACAGTTAGGCTGACATAGAGTAGAGGAATTTGCCAAAACTCGGCTCTTGTTGCCTTTAAAAAATTATCTATGAAGTAAATAATTGCTAAATAGTTTAACCCCACTGCGAAGAGAGATATTTTTAAAAAGCCGAAGTTAGCTATTACCCCAATTATCGACACCAACAATAAAAGCCCGATAATTAGACCGACTCTTTTTTTCATATTTTTCATAACATACCACATTAAGCGATTGATAATGTGGACTATAATGGATTTACCTTAAAATACGAAGAGAATTATTACTGCAAGTGCGTATGGCTAAGAGAGCTAACAGCTTATTCAACGGCTCGACCGATAAAGCCGCCCGTTTAAGTTATTGATTAATATCATCCTACGTTTTCTATATCTTTGAAGTAAAGCAATTTAATGACTCTTACGCTCAAATAAAAAACGTAAATTGCACGTTAAAAGTGTCAACATCAAATGCAAAAATTAAAGCAAACAATATTAATATATTAGAGCAGTCCTATTTTTCTCAATATAGTCCTTTAGACTGTTTTTTGTTCACGCAAAATCCATTACAACGTTGTATAAACACAGTGCTGGTAGTATAAGCGGGGGAAATGATGACTAACACAAAGTTTTAGGCGATCAAAAGTTGTGGTTTAAGACGATCAAAAGTTGAGTGAAATTGTTCGTCATCAAATGTAGGGTAAAACACTATTAATTCATTAACTTAATAGGTTTATTTTTTAGGTAAAATTGAATAGCAGAGATCAAGCCTATAAAACAACAACATAACCCCCTAAAATTTTCATATGTAGTGAAGCACTGCGCTTGTCCACCCCCGCAGTGAAGCGAGCCAGAAGGACCCGTATTGATTTAGTACAATAAGAGAGGCGCCGAAGCGCCTATTAATAAGATTACTTAAAACAGTTAGATGGTATCTCTACATACTTATTGAGTACTGCAGAATCAAGGATTAAACTTACTTTATGCCCGTCATCAAGTAATAAGTCTATATGAAGCTCTGCGCCAGCCTTATAGGATTTAGCGGTATCCAAGGAAGCATACTGAGTAAAGTCAATTGGATATGAAATTTCAGCACCAGCAGCTAATACACTCCAATCAGAAGTTCTTATATACTCCTTTAATGGCTGTAAGCCTACTAATGAATTGTCGTCCATTTTATATAAGTACATCATTGCACTAGCTGCATCAAATAGTGCAGGATCTGCTATATGCGGGTCAACGAATAATTGTTGTCCTGAGGTATTACTGAGTGTCAGGTTAACCTGCCCATCAACAGTACATAAAGGTGTCAAATCCAAACGAATATAATTTTCATCTGTTGAATATGTAGCGGCATGAGCAGTTCCCAAAGCTACTATCAATAGACTAGCTACTGTGATTATCAGATTTTTCATAGGTACACCTTCAATAAATATTCAAAATAATATGGATTTTTTATTAATCGCTTTAAAATATCCAGTTCATTTCCAGAGCCAACTAAATTTTTATAAGACTTAACTTGTGCGTCGAATTTGCTTCGAATTTCACTTTTTTCCATATAATGCATGTTAAGAGGATGCACATCATTACACCCATGCTGGGTCTCATGAACCAAAAGCTCTTGCATCGCTTAGTTGGCATAAACAGGGTGAAAGTGGCTGATATCTTTAACATGAACTTGAATAATGTCATCACCAGAATGGCAACTGCCGGAAAATAGCATTATAGGTGTTTCAAAGTTTACATCGTCAGGGTATCCAGGAGGGTGGTTAGTCGCATTTATATCAATTGAAGCCAGCAAAGCAAACACAAAGAATATCTTTCTCATTATTAAGTCCTTTTAATAAAAAATATATTTTCAAAGTACCTGACGCAATTGTAATAGTAAAGAATATTTTATTTACATATTATCAACTACTTAAACAAAGCCACCTCTGCCCTTCTCAACCAATACACATAAGACTTCTTGCTATCAAATCCCATCAAGGCCCACTGTCCTTTGCAGATGTAGTGCGCTCTAATGGCCCGTATACATTGCGGTGCTAACAGCTCAATCATAATATCGAACTGCCTTACCTCACGCGGGGGCGTTATCTCGACCACTGCCGAACGACCGTAAACAATCACATCTCCTAACTTGTCGCACTGGCTTCGGCTTGCGAACCCTTGCCCAAATTCTTGATGGGCCCAATAGTTACCCCAACGTGTTAACCCATGACGCAACGCTTTCATATTCAGCGTCACTTGTTGATGCTGCAGCTGCACATTAATCTTCGCCATCAATCATCGCCCTTATGTCATCAATCCCTAACTTAAACACCTGGGCGCATATTGCCGAAACATCATCAAATGGCACTCTCACATCACCCCGTTCCCAACGCTGATAAGTCCGTTCACTTACCCCGTAAATCTCGGCCACTTCGGTCTGGGTTAGCCCGCGAATATTCCTGCCCATTTTCAAAAATTCAAACCCGCGTAATGCCATTTCGCCCCCAAAAACCTCTAATTGCATATTCTTCTAATAATGATGCAGTGATCGTCACAGCCACCCACTCGCAGTCAGGGTTTGACCGTTCTCACTTTTCACTGACGATCTAGGCAATATCTCGGGCGCAACAGAAGAAAACCCACGATAAATTAAATATTGATGATATTGCTCTAACGCTAAACTCATGCCCTTATCCAAGGTTGATTTAACGTACTTACGCAGCAACACAGGCAAGGCATGATTCAACAAACGTTCACCAATCATCGTATCGACACCTAAGTCAGCAACAATGGTCCTGAACAATCGACGTAAATCATGACTAGTGAAATGTTTAAAGCGGATTTGAGTGTGCCAATCATGAGCACAACGAATTGAAATAGCACCAACATTACCAGGGAATAAATAAGCCCGTTTGCCAACATGCTTAAGCTGCCAACATTTATAATGCTGAATGAGTGCCTTAGCCGACTCCGTCATCGGTATACGATGTTCTTCTTTGTTCTTGGCATTACTGGCAGGAATAACCCAATAATCACCCGCAAAATGCTCCCACCGAGCCAAACGAGTTTCGTTAATACGAGTACCAAACATCATCATCAACACAAACAACATCTGTACCGGCATCACCACTGCACCTAAACGAGTAAACAACTCGGCCAAATCTGACTCAAACAAGCGCGTATCCATGGCATCATTCACTTTGATGGAATACGTCACCCGATAACCGGCTAACGGATTAGCGTTAATTAAACGAAGCTTTGAAGCCGCAGCAAACACCGCCTTAAGCTTATTCACCACTTCACGAATGTACTTAGGCGCAAACCCCTCAACCAACATCGGTTTAACCAAAATGCCGTCAACCGCAATAAAACTGACTTCATGCAATCGAACATCAGCCAACCTCGGCAACAAATGACACTTGATCATCGACTTAATATTGCTGCGCCAACTTTTACTGTAGGTAGTGTTATTGGCAATATGTTCCTGGTACCACTCAAGCAAACTGCCGACCGAATCAAACTGGCCGGTCACCATGCCGCCCACATTACGTTTAGCCAACATCACCGGTAAATCAGCACATAAGGTCTTAATACACATGCTTGGCCAAGTGCCCACCTTTTGCCAAACTGTCTTACCGTTTTCATTTAATACCAAATGAACACTCGCCCGCGTTCGGCCAGCTGCTGCACGTAAACGAATTTCAGGAAACTGCGGATCACGATAATCACGACTCACCCCAACACGTAACCAACGCTTTAACGCCGCATCATTTAACTTGCCAACCTCAACACCAGATGCCGCCTTTTTCATCAGGCCACCAACCTATATTCCCAAGCGGTGCACTTTTCACGGCGGCGCTTTTGCTTAACCGAATTGGGCAACTCGCGCCAACGGGCACTTAACGCGGTTTCGCTATCGTGCACACCAAACTGGTCAAAACATTGTTGCTGAATTTCGTACAAGGTAAGAAAACGGCCACCGCTTAACACTCGCAGCAAACGCTCTTTTTGAGTCAAAGATTGATTACTCATCGTTAGCACTCCTTAAACCAAGTTGACGCCTAAACTTTGCCACCAACGCTTTACCCTCAGCAGGTTCAATGCGGCGGGTAGCACGAGTCGGTAACGCTTTAGGTAACTCAACATCAACCAACTCACCATTGCCGTATTTGCGACATATAATCTCGTATTGGCGGGTAAACATGGTTAAAACATCTTTTTCAAGGCCAGTAGCAAACAACCAAGTGCCACACTCACGCGTAGCCAAGCCAACAACATCATGGCTCCAATCATGCCCTTCAAAATTGTGATAATACTTTTTAGCTTCACGATAAGCAGAGTCCAAATCAGGCAATCCATAATCACAAGCAGTTGGCTTGCACCACATAGCAAACTGGCGTGGTGTTGGCCAAAACTGGCGATCACCCTGCTCGCGCCTTGCTCTGTTCAATCCCATTTGCACTTGCTCAGTTTTTCTAACTTCTTGTAGTGCCAGCGTCTTAAGCCATTCGCTCTTATGCACAGCTTCATCTTCATGCTTAGGTGCCCCAACAGGAAACAAAACACGCAACTTAGCAAACACACTGTCAACAATGGCCATATCCATAGCTGACGGCTGTTTAGTCCCACGTTCACCGCTTGGTATACCCACTTGAGTTGAATTAATTACTGTTTGAATAGATTTCATATCAATGGATCCTCTGGGTCAAAAACTGAGTTACCCCAATCGGCCTTAATCGCCTGTTTCGCAATCAAGCCAGCGTTAACTAACCAATCGAACTCAAACCCAATCCAGCAACGTGATGCACACAACGCAAAAACGTCATCAACCGAGCAACCAGCAGCAACCGCTTTCACCAAATGCGGTGCCAGGCGATTAACCGCTGTTTGGGTTAATTTGGCTTTTTTCTGCTTCCGAATGGATAACCAGTCTTTAAAAACTTGGTCGCTTGGCAAATCAGGCCACTTTGAAAAATCCAAAGGTGATTTTTTCGATGTGGTGACTACATCTTTTAAAGATTCATTGACTGGTTCAAAAGAGTGACTGATTCTGGGTGCAGGAGATTCACTAGGGGGTAGTGCAGCAGATTCACCACCTAGTGCAGCAGATTCACTAGGGGGTAGTGCGACAGATTCACTACCTAGTGCAGCAGATTCACCACCTAAACCACTTTTTTCATCAAAATTTAGATGAAAAACGTTAGACGAATTACCCTTAACACCCTTGCGATATTCACGGCGTAATAACCCCGCGGCTTCAAGTTTTTTAACATGGTCCATAACGCTACGACGGCTCATTTCACACTGCTCAGCAATGTACTGATAACTTGGCCAGCACTCGCCCTGGTCGTTCGCGTTATCTGCTAATTTCAATAACACCAATTTACGCAGTGGATTTCCCACTTTCGTTTTCATGGCCTTAACCATCAATTCCATACTCATGGGCGTAATCCCCACAAAATCAACTCAGCAAACGCTAAATTGACGTAACACAAATGCTTGCGTAACATGTAATTGCCTCTCTCTGTAGGTATTAACCCCGTGCTCAGGTCGCCAAACTTAAGCGGGGTTTCTTATTTTCAAAACACACATACAAAAAAGTTGATCATTCATTTCTGCTTTCAACATAAATATCTCGCGCCAAGTTAGTCCGTAACTGATAATAAATATCTCGCCGCTTGATGTGCTTTGCCTGATTAACTGGGTCTATTCTAGTTACTTCAATCGAACGCTCTGCGCGCTTTTCTTGCATCAGCAAATAACCCATAAACCAATCCACGCTGACTTGTGGTAACAACAACGTATTTGAATCACCTAACAGCACTTTACTCACCACCTTGCCCGCAATAGCCTCCAAACGGTCAGCCTTAACCTCAATCAATTCGGGTTCACGTTTTAACACCTCAATCATTCGGCCAACCTGTGAACGGCTAAAATTATCTAAGGTACTAAACCCATACAAAGTCGATCTATTACGTCTAAAATCGATTTCACACATAGGTGAAGCATCTTTAGCCAAGGCCGCAGCCTTCATCATCAATACGCCAGCCTGAGCAACCAACAATGCAACCTTTGGATCGGCCGCTTCATCCTGCTTCCGCAAAAAATCAGCAAACTCTGGTGAAGTATCTTTATTCAATTCGGAATCAGTTTGATTGCACGAAGTAAGTTTATCGAGATAGCTCAAACAACGTGGTGGTTGAAAACCTTGCACAATAGCCACCGCATAGATGCTCGCAACTTCTTGTGAGACTGGTGCATAACTTTCGTGCACCTGTTCTCCCAAAAATCGAGTAAAAGAAACCTTTTCGCCAGACTTCTCAATAACCCATTTTTCTTTCTTTTCAATCGATTTGTTATCACTTAACTGAGTCATCACGAGCCCCTTTAAACATAAAACAAAACCCAATAGTTAATATCACTGCCAAAACAAGCCAAACTAAAATAAATGACCCCATATCAACCTCGTTTACGCATCTGCACACTGCGCTGTAGGCGCTCATAATCATCACGACAATCTGCATCACAAAAGCGTTCAACCGTCGGTGACTCGCAATAAAAACAACGCCCCGTTAATGGCGGTAAAATCGGTTTCGCCTTGGTCAATTCACTGGTTAAATGCAGTTCAGCAATTTTGTTAGCTTCATCAACGTTATCCGCCATAGCTAACCAACCGACTTAAGGTTTGAATCCGATAAGTACGGATAATGGCGTTCAAGCACATCAATAGACATTGACGTTACCCCTCGTGATTCACGTAGTTCACGGTATGCGGTTTCAACTTTATGACGGCTTGGGTTAATCCCTAAACGGATAACAGCCACCTGTGCATCGCAATTTTCTTTAGTTAACGTTGCCGCCATGTCATCTGCACTCAACGACATAGCATCACTCACATGGTCAACAACAACTGTCACGCCAACCATGCCGTAAACATCGTTTAAATACCCAATGCGTAGCTCAACTGGCATAGCTGCCAATATCGCCTGCTCAACATAAAACAAGCGCTCAGGTACCGCGTTTTGGTCAGCGTACTGCCCAAGCCAACGGAAAATCTTTTGCGCATTCACTCGAGCATCGTTGTAAATATCATCCGAATAGGTAAACGCAATCCCCTCTTTAGCCAATACCGTTGCTAGCTTTAAGTCATCAACCGCTTGCACTACCGCAGTGGCCAACGCAGAACGGCTGACTTTAGGTAATTCAAGCCATGCATTAATGGCTTTCATCAATAAATCTAAACGTGATCTTTGTTTCATGCTTTTTCTCCATGCTTACGACTAAAATTAAACTGCTTGCTTGATCTGCGGGTTACCAACTTTGAGCTTACCGTTTGTGATCACTTGAATTTGATAAGCTCGAAGTAATGGGACGGTATCCCCCCACTTTGAAATTGCAGGCTGTGAAACATCAAGAACCTTAGCTAAGCGCCCTTGACCTCCAAAGTGAGCAATAACATCAGCTGTCTTCATAAAAACTCCAAAATTTTAATTAACCAAAATCATATTATAACCAAAGTTAATTGAATTCAACAATAAAATTAACTTTGATTAGTATCCAAGGTTATAACCTAAGTAATATAATTAACCCATGAAAACACTTGCCCAAAACATTCAAGACAAACTAAAAGCTTCTGGTTTAACCCAAAAGGAATTAGCAGATCGCGCCAACATCTCGCAGGTGATGGTGCACAAACTCATTTCAGGAAAGGCTAAAGAATCATCAAAGTTAGTTGCTATAGCAGGTGTATTAGGTTGCACTGCAGAAGAGTTAATGTATGGATTAGAAAAGCATGTTCCAACGAGCAATGCCGAATGGGCAGGCCCAATGGAAACATGGGATGGCAACACCCCACTAAATGACGATGAAGTAGAGATACCATTTTATATGGAAGTAGAATTAGCCGCAGGACACGGTATAGCAGAGGCTAGCGAATATCACGGCCCAAAACTACGCTTTGCAAAATCTACATTGCGTAAATCAAGTGTTGACCCAACCAACGCAGCTTGCGTCCGGGTGAGTGGTAACAGCATGGAACCGGTATTACCTAACGGCTCTACTGTTGGTGTGGATACATCACAAACCAACGTGATCGACGGCAAAATGTACGCTATCAATCACGATGGCATGTTACGCATTAAAACATTATACAAATTACCAGGTGGCGGGTTGCGTCTGCGTAGTTTCAATACCGCCGAATGGCCAGACGAACGTTACGAAGGTGATGATCTCAAGCAAATAAAGATCATCGGCAAAGTCTTTTGGTACTCTGTTTTACTATAATTATTTACTAAGATATTTGTATTTTTCTATATTCACATGTACATTGGATATTGAAAATAAGTAGTAAAACACAATAAAACGCTTGTATATTGAACAAATAAATGGATAATAGCGCGGCTTTTGCATGTGTCTGCTACTTTACGTGGCAGGCATTTTACATATAAGCGGCTATAATAAAATGGAGTAATACTATGAAGGGGGGAACTGCAATGTTAGTAGCCACCATCATGACCACCTTGACAGCGCCAACAGCTGAAGCTGAAATGCTGTCAACTAAAGCGAATACATGCTTTGAAACATTAGCGAATAAAGTTGATAAAACTCAACATGCATTAAAAACGCTTGAACAAAGAAAAGTACAGCTTGATGAATTATTAGCAAATTTTCGTCAGTACTATTACGATATAAGTAACGATGCTAATTTAGTTGACTTAAATGAGTATGAAAATATATTCAACCTAGATTTAACCGCTAGAGGGATTGGTGAGTTACTTAAAGGAATTTTAAAAAAAGAAGAGCTACACATCAAAGCTGAATATGGCAATGATGTCTACCAGTCTTTTCGCCATTTAGTGGCAACTCACGGCCAAGTAAGAAAGAACATGAGTAACATCCTTTCTGTTTATAAAAACATGCAAGGTATGGTAGAAACAGTGGAGCAAACAGCGTTTACTCCAACAAAAGAATTTTTTACTGCAGCGTTTGAAGTTAGTGAGAATGTTTATAACACTCATTAAAGCAAGACATAAGGATGTGATGTGGCAGTTCAAGTTACTTTTGCTTCAAATGTAGAAGCCCAGCTTAATGCTACTGGTTTTAAGCTGGCACCGCTAAAACAAGATCTAGAGCTTTATTTCGGCTCAAATAAAAGCAAAATTCCGCACTACTTGGGTAAAGATACGCCTTACCGTGATCCTGCACATATACAAGATTCTGAAATTCACCATATTCATATTTTTGTAGAAGGAATTTCATGCCCAAATGATTGGTCATCAGGTCGTCATCGTACAAGTAATTCATATATTGTTTATACATTTGGTTATTTTGACGAAGAAGCAGTTCATATAATTGACTTTTTAAGTCAACAAGCTCACGAACGTAGCAGAGCGAACCATTACAGCCTAATGACAAAATATAAAGTTGAAGCAGACTCTTTTAGAAGCAAATGTTAAAAAAACCGTTACTAGCGGTTTTTTTATCCAAAATATGCAACACCTTACTCAATTATCCCATAACTGCCATAGCAACAAAAAACACAATCACCCCAGCAATCGCAAACCAAACTACCCCTGACGAAATATGATCACGACTCTTACCACAATGTGGGCAGGCCTTTGCTGCACTGCTTTTCTCTTTCCCGCATTCATCACACTTAATTAATGCCATAAACCCTCCATAGTTAGCTAAATCTTTATATCACCTCAATCCCAAAAAATCATCAAACCAATAAACACAAAAAATAATTAACCAAAGTTATTGACGTGTGAGTTAACCAAAGTTATATTTAAGCCGTACCCCCAATAACCGAGGACGGCAAAATGATACTGACAAATACCCCTACAACAGACAAACAACGTGCTGAACATTTCCACCTGGTCAGTATTCGTTTTGCCTGCCTGCTCGCCACCAAACAAGACCCTATGGACTGTGAACGTGTTGCATTGCGTATAGCAAAACTTGAACGCCAATTAATGCACAGCAACCCAAGCCAACTGTTCAGTAGCCAATTTGAAAACCAAGCCGGTGAACTCGGTGACAACCTCGCCATGCGTTACAACCACCACACTGGCCGCATCACCATCTGGCGCAATACCCCATTACACCAATGCGGCAAAGTGTTCCAACTGAGGGCGAATGTATGAGTGCCGCAAACGAATACTGCGACCGTGAAATAGCCAAGTGCAAAGACATGATCCGCACTTGGCCCCACGAAGCACTATGCCTTAAGCGCTTAATTAAAGGCTGGCAACGCACTAAGCAGCAATTAAAGAACATCGAAACAATCAACAATGCTGAGGATTCAGTATGAGCCAAATACAAGCAGCAACAATTGAACGTGATGAAGGTTATTGGACGCACCCAGACTTACCTGAATGGGATGAAGGTACTCCACGAGCAGAATGCGAGGCATGGGCGGCAGATAATGGCGGTGAATTTGTAGCGATTTGGTTTGAAAATGATGCACCCGAAAATCTTATCGAACGATTCTATGATGACAGCGATAGTGATATTAGTGATTGGAGCCCCGTTTGCGAAAAGGCTGGTTCATTCTTACTGAGCATTCACGATACAGAAGATGGCCCAGTCGCACTGTTCTTCGCGCCTAAGGATAAGGACACTGATGCATGAAATACTTAATCCAAGGCGGTGAAAGCGCTGAACGCCTACAGCTGCTACTGCAACTCACCAACATTGAATCGCCCGACATAGTGGCTGCATTACATGATCACTTCGTCGCAGGTCACCAAGACACGGTGGCAGCTATTCGAAACAACGTTAAAAAAAGCAATTTATCACGGGCAATAGCACGATTAGAGCAAGTGACATTCACGGTTGAACAGATCAAAGAAATCGACTGGGCCAAGTTCAAATCAAGAAAGGTGGCGTAAATGAAATCTAATGCAGCATTTAAGCACCTGATTGGACATTATCGCAATCAAAAAATTGACCTAATTTGTGCATTAAAAATGGGCGACCCTATAAAAACAGCAATAGCACTAGGGGCGCTTGACTGTCTTTACTGGCAATCACTCGGTAATGGGTTAGTTAATTTTGCTAAAGGCATAGCAAGAACAATCATTCATTCTTACAAGTACCACCAAATTCGATTACCTGGCCACCCACAGCAAGGTTACCAAGTTAACGGTTACCCCAAGATGGATTTAAAAATGTTATTAAGCGGTGCAGCATGAATAAGGTAACCAAAACGTTCAGCACCAAACAAGGTGTTGTCACGTTATCACAGCCGTTCTTCACGCTAATGCACGAACAGCAGCAAGTTGAAGCAACTTACAAGCCAAACAACTACAACGGTTGGGGCATGTGTAAAACATTCAACGCTATTGAAGTTAGTGATTTCACCCAAGCCGATGCAGAGCTATTTGCCAGCACCGCCGATTCAAAACTACGCATACAGGGGTATGCAGCATGAAAAAGTCAGACGTTATCAAAGAAGCATTAAAACAATGGTATGCCCTTCCGCGTGATCAGGTCGGCTCATGCCAGCATTACATGAAAACACTAGCAGAAAAACTAGCTAAGGAAGGTAAGTAATGAGTGCAGCAATAAAGAGTGAATCAGACCTAATTGAATATTATTACATTAACCAGTACATGAGCGGTGATCAGGTGGCTGCCAAGCTTGGTCTAAGTCCATACAACGTAAAAAAGTATCTACGGGAGAACGGCATAGCAAGAAACCGGAAAGAAGCAACATCTAAAGCAGCAAGGACATTACGTCAAAAGGCGGCTAACAGTGCACTGAGCGCATACGACATGCAAGAACTGCGCGAATGCAGGGCTTCGACACTTGCTCTATCATTAATACGTAAAAGGAGATCTTGTGATGTCATTGTTGACTAAAGATGAACTTGAACAACTTAGTGGCCTAACGCAACCGGCTGCGCAAGTTAAATGGTTAAAAACACAAGGCATCAATCACTTCGTTAGAAATGACGGTAGGCCTTCTGTAACGTGGGAATTTGTAAATAACCCACATGGAAGCATGTTAACCAATATCAAATCCGCACAACCAAATTTTGGAGCATTAACCAATGCGAACGCGTAAACCAGAAGATGCATGGATGCCACCTTCTGTTTATCTTCATACACGATCTGGTGTTGCAGTGAGTTACGTTATCAAACGACGTAACTCAACTAAGGTGCTTTGTAAAATAACCGCCACTAAGGCGGAAGTATGGCAAGCATACGAACGTGAAGTGGCAGAAACCAGCTTAGAGTACACAGTTAATCGTTTAGTGATTGACTACCTAGGCAGCCAAAACTTTATCGACCTTGCCCCCCGCACTCAACGCGACCGAACCCGAGAGCTTGAATTGTTCAGTAAAGTGTTTGGCGAAATGAAGCCCGAGCAAGTCGAACCTTTTCACGTTCGCCAATACATCGACTTACGCGGAAAAACCAGCAAGACACAAGCAAACCATGAACTCGCTGCAGCCAGCGTAATGTTTGCTTGGGGTTATGAACGCGGCCTATGTAACAGCAACCCAGCGAAAGGCGTTAAAAAGTTTAAGCTTAAAGCTCGTGATAGATACATAACCGACACCGAATACAATGCCCTATTGGCATGTGCTGAAACTCGTCTAGCGATTGCTTGCGAGATAAGCTATCTATGTGCAGCAAGGCAAGGTGACGTCGTTCAGCTTACCTGGTCACAAATCTCTGATGACGGTATATATATTCAGCAAGGTAAAACAGGCAAAAAACAAATCAAAGCGTGGTCGAAAAGACTGGCAGAAGTTATTAATGAATCTAAGTTGCTACACAAAGGTGTTGCAAGCATCTATGTCATCAACAAGAACAAGGGCGGAAAACTCACACAGGAAGGGTTACGCAGCGCGTGGAAGCGTGCAATGTTAAAAATGGAACAAGAATACCCAAGCATTGAACGCACATTTACGTTTCATGATATTAAAGCAAAAGGGATCTCTGATTTTGACGGGACACTAGCAGAAAAACAGCAATATTCAGGTCACAAGACAATGGCCCAAGTGAACACATATGACCGGAAAGTGAGTGTAGTACCGACTATTGGAAGTAAAGCGAAGTGAATATAAATGCAAAAATGATACTTTCTTTTTCTACGTTATATTCTACAGAATTGAAAACGGCTCGCATATTTCTATGCAAGCCGTTGTTTTATTTGGCAGGGGTGGCAAGACTCGAACTCGCAACCATCGGTTTTGGAGACCGCTGTTCTACCAATTGGAACTACACCCCTGTTGACGAATGCATTATGCTAAACCCCCCCCTAAAGGTAAAGCACTTTTTTGCATTATCTGCCTAATTGCAGTTTTTTCAAACAAGTTTGTAGTTATTAATCGTTCAGTTGTCGCTTATAATTTTACAAGCCTGTTCTGGGCATTCAATAATTGCTATTTTGATATGACTAGTTGTGGAGTCTTATTTTCTACACGCTGCTTTAGGTACACTTCTTTAATGACTTTAAGTCCCAAGCTAAAACAAGAGTAGCGTAATGCTTCGTACTGACTTTCAAATGCTATTCTTAATGCTGCACAAGTCAAATCAGTATTCGGGCTGTCTGAGCAAACCCACCACTTTTCTTGCATACAAATCCATTACCACGGCTAAATAAAGCCATTTAGTTCCAGAGCAAATATACGTCACATCACCACACTAAACCTAGTTTATGACGTCAACGTTAAACTGTCGCTTTAACAAATTAGGCGCGATTGTAGGCTCATCATTCGCTATCTTGTAGCGATGTTTTCTGGGTTGGCTACTGATAAGTCCTGCATCTTGCATTAAACTGGCTGCCTTATAGCGGCCAACATTTTCACCTAATTGATTGAGCTGGCCTGCTATCGTTCTCGCGCCTGCTGAGCCTCGGCTATCACGGTGGATTGCAATTGCTTGCTGGCGCAATTTCTCTCGTTCAGGCTTCAC